TGCTGCCGAAGCTCGCGCTGATCAATTTGCAAAAGAACGAAACGAACTCGACGCCGCAGTTGGCCGGATGGAGGGCAAGATCGAAGCCCTCACCAGCCAGGTAGCCCAACTCACGGACAAGGTGACCACCCAAAGCGCCGAGATAGCTCGGTTGCGGTCACAGCTTGGGGGCGCCGCCTGATGCACCGTATCGCAATGGAATTCATCGCCCGCCTCTGGTGGCGGCGCGCAGAGGTCTGGTTGATCGCCTTGCTGCTGGTTGGCAGCGGTGGCGCCTTCGGCTTTCAGATCGCCCAGTGGTCGCTCGCATCGGCCTACGTCAAACAGGTGGACGCAGTGCGCGCTGCCTATGACGAGGCCTTGAAGCAGCGCGACCTTCGCTTTAGCAGCCTGGCTGAGAAGGCAACCAAGGCAGCGGAGAAGGTCGAGGCCGCCGCCAACAGCGCGAACAAGGCAGCAGACTCCGCAAATAAGGCCGCCGACAAGGCCGTCGAAGCTGTCGACCGGGTAAGCCAATGACGGTGTGTGCAGCGTGTGCTCGCCGAAGGGCCCGCATTACCAAAGCGGCACGCTTGGCCTACCGCAAGGCCAAGGGCTTGATCACGTTCGGAGTAGGGAATGGCCAAGCTGACCACATTGAAGCCGCGCATTCAGGCGATGGACACGAGCAGACTGAGCGCCAAGCCAGCAGCCGAGACGGGTAGCAGCTGGGGCTCCGGTCGCGGTGGACGCCCATGGCGCCGAAAGCGCGAAGAGATCCTGCAACGTGACCTCTACACCTGCCAATGCTGCCGCTTGGTGACCCTTGACCTCGAGATCGACCACATCATCAACCAGGCCCAGGGCGGGACTGATGATGATTCGAACCTGCAGAGCCTCTGCATCCCGTGCCACAAGCTGAAAACGGCCTCGGAGTCGCTCGCAGGCCGCAGCTGAGCCAAAATCGACCGTTCGTCGGATTTGCACCGTTCTGGGGCGGGGGGAGGGCAAAAGTTGGGGTTTCGACTCCCTCGGACACCGCCCGCCCCGCACGCACAGATTTTTTTCCCTCCTGGATTTTCTGTTAATGGCTTTAACACCCAAAAAACGCGCTTTCATCGAGGCGGTGAGGGGAGGTGCGTCCAACAAGGATGCAGCCATTGCCGCTGGATGCCCCGAAAAGACTGCCTCTGCCGCCGGTTCGCGCCTGGCAAAAGACCCGGACGTGGTTGCGGAGCTGCACAAGCTCAACGCCCTGCATCCTGTTAAAGTTGTTAACGGCCGGGGGCCGGAACAGTCCGCCGAATTCAGTGGCCCCGATGCGGAGCCATCCGGCTTCGACATTGGCAAGGCCCTTGCCCATCGCGACCCGAAGGACTTTTTGCTGGCGGTCATGAATGACCTGGGCTCTGAACCGAAACTCCGGGTCGACGCAGCGAAGGCTCTCATGCCGTTCGTGCACCAGCGTAAAGGGGAAGGCGGCAAAAAAGAGCAGGCCAAGGAAAAAGCGGCGCAGGTCGCGGCAGGCCGATTCGGCACCCGTAAGGGCCCGTTGCAGTCGGTGAAATGATGCAGTGGACGACAGCCTGCCCTGACTGGGAGCAACGCATAGTTGCCCGGCAAAGCTTGATCCCGTTCCCGCCGCTGTTTCCCGACCAGGCGGCCGAAGCGCTGGAAGTCTTCGGGGCACTGCGAATGGTTGATGCCACGGGCAGCCCGCTGATGTGTGAAACGGTCCGGCCCTGGGTGAATGAGTTCGTCGCCGCTATCTTCGGTGCCTACGACCCCGAGAGCGGCCGACGCATGATCAGCGAGTTCATGCTGCTGATCAGCAAGAAGAACGGCAAATCGACTATCGCCGCTGGCATCATGCTGACAGCGTTGGTGCTCAACTGGCGGACCTCAGGTGAATTCATCATCTTGGCGCCGACCAAGGAAATTGCGGACAATTCCTATATCCCGATCCGCGACATGGTCCGGGCGGATGAAGAGCTGTCCGCACTGCTGAAGGTGCAGGATCACCTGCGCACGGTCACCCATTACGAGACTGGCGCCACGCTAAAGGTGGTAGCGGCCGACAGCGAAACCGTATCGGGCAAGAAAGCCATCGGTGTGTTCATTGACGAACTCTGGGTGTTTGGTAAGCGCAACAACGCCGAGGCGATGTTACGTGAGGCTACCGGTGGCCTGGCCTCACGGCCCGAGGGCTTCATCATCTGGGCCACCACCCAGTCCGATGCGCCGCCGGCGGGTGTGTTCAGGCAGAAACTGCTCTACGCCCGCCAGGTACGCGACGGCACGATCGCCGACAAGTCGTTCCTGCCGGTCCTGTACGAATTCCCCAAGCACATGCTGGACGCCGGAGCGCACCGCGAGGCACCTAACGCCTACGTCACCAACCCGAACCTGGGTGTTTCGGTAGACGAAGCGTTCATCGAGCGCGGCTATGCCCAGGCGCAGCTGGACGGCGAAGAGTCGTTCCGGGGATTCCTGGCCAAGCACCTGAACGTCGAGATCGGCCTGGCGCTGATGTCCGACCGTTGGGCTGGCACGGACTTCTGGGAAACCCAGGCGTTGGCCCCGGGCCTGACCTTCGAGCAGTTGCTCGAGCGCAGCGAGGTGGTCGACATCGGCATCGACGGCGGCGGCCTTGATGACCTCTTGGGGTTTGCCGCAGTGGGACGCGATAAGCGCACCCGCGAATGGCTGCTCTGGACGATGGCCTGGGCTCACCCGTCGGTACTTGAGCGCCGCAAGGCAGAGGCACCACGCTTCCGCGACTTTTCAAAGGATGGCCATCTGGTGCTGGTTGACCACATCGGTCAGGACTTCGAGCAACTCGCCGACCTTGTAGCCATGGCAGAGAAACACAGCCTTCTGGACAAGGTGGGCGTGGACCCGGCCGGTGTAGGAGGCATCCTCGACGCGCTGGTTGCCGCAGGTGTTCCCGAAGACAAGGTCGTGGGCATCTCCCAGGGCTGGCGGCTTGGCGGAGCAATTAAAACGGCGGAGCGCAAGCTGGCAGAGGGCGTCCTGGTGCATGGCGGCCAGCCGATGATGGCCTGGTGCTGCGGCAATGCTCGGGTTGAACCCCGCGGTAACGCCATTCTGATTACGAAACAGGCCTCCGGCTCGGCCAAGATCGACCCCCTGATGGCCACCTTCAACGCCGTTTCGCTGATGTCGCTGAACCCGGCGGCCACGGCAAACGTGGACGACTTCCTAAATAGACCGCTGAGTATGTGATGGCCGATACCGATTACAGCATTGACCTGCGCACTCGAAGCCCGATCTGGGCGCGCCTGGCCAGCTTCTTCGTCGGCGGCCGTCTGGTCACCCCGGAGAAGGGCTCGCAACTCGGGCCGGTATCGGCCTCGGGGACTGTGGGCGACTCGCTGGTGACCGATGAGCGCGCCCTCAAGATCTCGACGGTGTTCGCCTGTGTGAGGCTCATTGCCGGGGTGTCATCCGGGCTGCCACTGGACGTTTTCGAGACCAAGGACGCCACGAGGGCCAAAGTGAGCCTGGATAACCCGCTTGCCCGGCTGCTGCAGTACAGCCCGAACCAGTTCATGACCGCCGTGGAGTTCCGCGAGGCCATGACGATGCAGCTGTGCTTCTACGGCAACGCCTATGCCCTGATCGAGCGCAATGGCGCGGGCGACGTCATCAGCCTCATTCCCTTGCTATCGCCCAATATGGACGTGCGCCTGGAGGGGCGCAAGGTGGTCTACAAGTATCGCCGCGACAGCGAATTCGCCGAGTTTACCCAGCGGGAAATCTTCCACCTCAAAGGGTTCGGCTTCAACGGCATGGTCGGGCTATCGCCGATCGCATTCGCGGCTCAGTCCGCTGGCGTGGCGGTGGCAATGGAAGACCAGCAACGTGATTTCTACGCCAACGGCGCCAAGTCGCCGCAGATCCTGATGACCGGCGACAAGGTGCTCAACAAGGATCAGCGCAACCAGCTCGAGGACAACTTCCGGGAAATTGCTGGCGGGCCGGTTCGTAAGCGCCTGTGGATTCTGGAAGGGGGATTTACCACCCAGGCCATCGGCGTGAGCCCCCAGGATGCGGAGACTATTTCGGCCCGCAAATTCCAGGTCAGCGAGCTCGCCCGGTTCTTCGGCGTACCGCCCCACCTGGTGGGAGACGTGGAGAAGTCGACGAGTTGGGGCAGTGGCATCGAGCAGCAGAACCTTGGGTTCCT